CCAGGCTGCTGACCAGTGAAGTCATTACTTCCAAGTCTTCCTGTCTTACACAAAAGGTAAGTTCAAGAAGACTCCAGATCTCGAGTCGACTGAATAAGAGAATTCAGAGAGCTGCTTACTAACCTTATCAATATTACCTAAAGAATAACTTTCATTAGTTAAACTTTCAAGGTTTCTTGTAAGGCTTTTAACAAACTGTCCGTATTCCTTAGCTTGACGTTTACTCCATTTTACAGAAATATTTGTAAAATCGGTATACGCAAGTAAGTCCTCTGGGCGATCTGGCCGAAAGTTTCGACCAACCATAAAGTCACGCGATCGGATCTTAGCATTCTCAGTTGCTCGTAAGAGCGCCAGCCCGTATAAATACAAAGCTGGGGAGAATATAAGGCCAAGGGATTCGTAGAACCCGTTGGACAGTCCTTTCGAGACAGTAAGCTTATAGAAATTCTTCCAAAAGAAGTTTTCTTCGCTTATAGCTTGATCGACGGCCTTATACACCACTCTATCGTACAGAGTTGTACGTAGAGCAGAATATAGGTGATACCCATAACTAAAATTAATCAGTTGACTACCACCGTAAGTGTTCCAAACCTCCATGAAAGTGGACGTTAGGCGTGCGGAGTAAAGGTGTCGACATGATCCAAAATAAGTCCATAAAACTAAAAAGTTAATATCCGCTTTACGCGGGTACGAACTTAATAGTTCTACAACCACATCAGAATCGGTAACAATTGACTTGTTATAAAGTTCTGCTAGTAAGGATCCTAACATGTAAGGTCTTCGACAGGAAATAAGAATATTTCCTGCACCGATAGGACTGATTTCTCCTTTTGGGGAAACCAATCTTTTCGCAAATTCCGCTAAATCGTTGGAAACAACGGATTTAGACATGTTTATCTGAACACCCAAACTATTCATAAGGTTTATATACTCTTTAGCAACATGATCATCGTTAATAACGATATCATCTCCTAAGAGAGCATAATGGGAGAAAGAAAAATCTTTCCCTGCTTTCACAGCTGCCAGTTTAACTATCAAATGATGAGTTAGAGCTAGCATTGCCCAAGAAGAATAAGCACCCATTGGTTGCCCAACGGCGTATCTTACCTCCTGTCCTTTGAAATAATAAGGATATCCGACTACAAGGTCCTTCCAAGCCTCTCCATTAACTCCACAAGAGTTAAGGATAGTAACTTGTAAATCAATTGGTAGTCTATCTGTTGCGGCACTTAAGTCGAAACATGAGAACTTATGGCCTTCATTAGGCGAGTCCATTAATCTACTTAACGGAGCATCTTGGTTATGTGTTCCATCAGTATCATAGCCTTCTAACACCTTAAATATTTTAAGATGTAGAGGTCGTAATACTAATTGGATCCACCAATTTGCCATTGCTACAATCCGAGCTTTACCAGCTTGGTCGTAAACAACAGATAACCTTCCTAATGGGAACCATCTCTCTACCCCTAATGTG